GTCATTGGTGTTCCCGTTAATAACCACACCCTACTAATATTGTTGGTAAAGCTATTAATTAATTTTGTTCTTTGGGCTTGAGCATTTTTGATATAGTGTGCCTCATCAATAATAACCAAATCAAAATTGGCTCTAATAATTTCCGAATTATCTTTCTTTTTACTATCATAAAAATTTTTTATTATATCGTAGTTTATAATGACAAAATCGTGTTCAGTACTAAAGTTTTTACCTTCAGCAATATAAATTGATTTGTCGGAATAATTTTCAATTTCTCTTTTCCAATTTATTTTTAATGTTGCGGGACATATAATTAACACTTTCTTAACACCTGTTTCCAAAGCAGCAATAATCGTGGAAGTGGTCTTGCCCAACCCCATATCGTCAGCCAATATAAACTTTTTATTCTCAACTAACTTTTGTATTGCTTCTTTTTGGTGAGGTAGTGGAGGTCGGTTAGAATACTTTTCATAATCAATTACAACATTCTTTACCGTATTATCTTTTAATAATGCTGCTTTAGGTAACCAAAATTCGTGAAGCTCTTCTGTTTCAAAAACTTTACCCCATATGTGGTAAGCCTTCTCTTTTTCTGCTAATAACTTCTCAACCCAAATCTTATCAGGAACTACTAAATATAATTTATCATCGGCTAATTTTTGAGCAAAATATGAATCAAGATTAACCCATTTTTTTGCTACTTTTGGTGATTTTGGATAATTGTTTAAAACATATTCGGATTGGCTTCTTGTTAAACAAAATTTTTTATTTAGATTTAACTTTCTTTTTAACTCAATTATATAGTTATTACCTCCCTCATAAACCTCAAGAAGTTCCATCGCTTTTGATTCTATACTTACTTCCATATTGTTTATAACTAAATTTGGTATAAATATAACACTAAATCGTATATTTATCAATATGGAAAAAAAATCACTTCCACAGGATGTTTTAGAAAAACTAATTAAGAAAATGCTTGTACTTATAAAACCTAACGGGGTTTTGAGTATAGAATTTTCATTAGAAAAAATATTTGACAACGATGACGAGTATTATATGACAATGACATATATAGTACCTGATGATAGTCCATATCTTACTCCTTATCATAGAACTATAAAAATTGCTTGGAATACACAAATTAGAAAAACAATTGAAAGTTATTTTGGAGTTAGGGTTATAATTAATAATACAAGTGTTTATAGTGAGACATTTCATAAAAAATTCAATCATTAATGAACGATAGATTAAAGAAAATAATTTTTGACAAGTTGTATATGAATTTATCTAAAGCTGAAGTCATTAAATGTAATGGTAGTACTTTTATAATTGATAGAGAGGAAAAATATTGGTATTTAGAATATGAAAATTCAGGTAAATTATGGTTTAAGTATGATTTTTTTGAGGATTTTTTTCGTTTATTTTCAATGGAAAGGAGTAAATATAAACCAATTATTACTGAATGGGTTGAAGAGGTTTTAAATTGTAAGGTAATTGCATCACGAGAATTCTCTTTTATGGATTACGAAGGAGAGGAAGCTATGGAAGATATTTTAAATTGTAATGAAAAATAATAAATTATGCAAAAATTAGTTCCGATAACAAGGTTAGGTAAGTTCTTTGGTGGTGAAGATTTTGATTTGGAAATTAATATGGGTCAAGAGTGGGTGGAAGGGGATATGAATTTTACCGTAGTATTATATCGTATTGATAGATATAAGACAAAGACGGATTCTGTTTATGGTGAAGTATTAGAAGATGGTATCCAATTTCAAACTCCTATTGAATTAAAGGGTCTTGTTAAAATTGCAGCACCAACTAATAAATTATTGGGAAATACTAAAGTTAAACAACAAGAACCTGGTAATATGACATTCTCTATTTATCAAAAAACTCTTGATGACTTGAATGTTAATATTTTGATGGGTGATTATTTTGCATATTACGAAACAGAGAGTAAAGTTAGGTATTATACCGTTATTGATGATGGTCAAGTTGTTAGTGATTTAAAACATACATATGGAGGTTATAAGAACTTCTATAGAACTATTACAGCGACTTGGGTAAGTCCTAACGAATTTAAAGGAATATAATAAAATTAAATGATAAGAAATGGGATTTCCAAAACAAATTAAAAAAACATTACCATTAGTTCCAAAAAAGACTTTATCTGCTCGTAGAGAACAACTTTTGGAATATATTAATAAGGATGGTACTTATCTACCTAAATCGGTATTGCATGCTGATTTGGATGGAGGTATGTTGAATTTTGTTAAAGAAGATTTAAAGGTAGTTACTGCGGGTAAAACAGTTCCTACGGTTGATATGATTATCACCACTCAAAACTGGTCTCAATATTTGGAAACTGCAATGTTTGTTGATTTGGATAATAATCCGACCCCACCATTTATTACCGTAGTTAGAAGTCCTGAAGTTAAATACGGGACAAATCCTGCATTAATGTACACCATACCTAACAGGAAACAATTCTATTATGCCTCTGTTCCAACTTGGAATGGTAATGAACAAGGTATGGATATATATTCAATTCCGCAACCTATTCCAGTTGATATTACTTATAGTGTTAAAATTATATGTAATAGGATGAGAGAGTTGAATGAGTTGAATAAGGTGGTGATGCAAAAGTTTTCTTCAAAACAAGCATACACTTTTATTAAAGGACAATATGTTCCAATAGTTCTTAATAATATATCTGATGAGTCTCAATTAACTTTGGATTCAAGAAAATATTATATACAAAATTATGAATTTACAATGTTGGGTTATTTGATTGATGAAGCGGAATTTGAAGTAAAACCGGCAATTGTTAGAGTAACTCAATTATTTGAATTAGATACTCGTGTTCCAAATAAAAAAAGAAAACAATTTCCTGAAAATCCTGATGAGATTGTTTTAAATTATTTATTTGTGGTTGGTAATAATATATTATCGGATATTGTTAATTTAAGTGTTAATATGAATTTAGTTTCAACAACTAATGTTGAATCTTATGATGTGTATATCAATAATAACTACTATGGTAGTGACTTGCAATTAATACAAGTTACCACAAATGACATCTTAAAAATTGAAGTAGTTAAGTCAGATGATACGAAAGAGTCAATTATTTTATTTGAAAATAAAATAATTTAGTCTTCTCCGTAAATATCTTTTTTTTCTTTACACTTTTCAATAATTAAATTTTCTAAAAATTTATATATCTTAATTCCTCGTTTATCACAGTATTTCTTAAGTATTAAGTGTGTTTCGGGTGATATCTTAATATTCTTTATTTCTTTCGTTGTTTTCATAGTATGAAAAAAGGATAGTTTATTCATACCCTTTACAAATAGATATTCAAAAGTCAAGTTTTTTCGTCAAGTTACTAATATTTATCTATAAAATAAATCTATAATAGAATAATTAAATAATGGCAACAGCACAAGCAAATCAAAAAGTTTTTGTATCACCTGGAGTATACACATCTGAAACGGACTTATCATTCGTGGCACAGAGTGTGGGTGTTACTACATTGGGTTTAGTGGGTGAGACTTTGAAAGGTCCAGCATTTGAACCCGTATTCATAACAAACTATAACGAGTTCCAAGCATTTTTTGGTGGAACCGAACCAACTAAGTTTGTTAATACACAAATACCTAAATATGAAGCAGCCTATATAGCTAAATCTTATTTACAACAATCTAATCAATTGTTTGTAACAAGAGTTTTGGGTTTATCAGGTTATGATGCGGGTCCATCTTGGAGTCTTAAAGTTATTGCAAATGTTGACCCATTAACAATAGTGACAGATTCTGTGGCAATTCCTTGGTCAGTAAACTTTTCTGGTAATACTGGTGGTGAGGTAATTTATACATCAGGTTCATTTCCAACAGAGGTTGATAATAATTTCAATACTCAATATAGATTATCTGATGGTAGTACATCTACATTGTCTACAGATTTTACTAATGTGTTGGTTTCTGTAATGAAAAATAATAGTATTAGTGGTACAACTTGTATTATTTATGGTGCAATACCTGAAACTGATTATATTACTATAACTACATCATACCCAACAGTAGTTAACTCATATGGTTCAGATACAAATAATTTAGCTACAAATGATTTAAGTGCGGGGTCTAATGACCCTTGGTATTATGCGAATTTTAATGTTGTAATGGATAATGAATACTCCGGTTATTCTTTTGATTATGTGGTTACATCATTAACTGATAATGGTAATGGTGATTTTGAAGGGACAATAGAAGGTAATAGTTACTTATTTACAGGTCAAGCTTATCCTGATTATAATAATATGGTTGTAGGTACTATTCGTTCAAGAGGTATTTCACTATATAATTCAAATAATCACGGACAAGAGTACCAAGTTACAGGATTAACTGATTTACAATTAGTATGTACTGGTCAATATTCAAATATTGATAAAAATCCATATGCACACTTTTTAATTTCAGGTGTAACAATGGAAAATAATACTTTCTCATTTGAGACTTCTCTTTTAGCATCTGATGCAAAATATATAACAAAAGTACTTGGAGAAGATAATTTTGGTAAATCAAGATATGAGGTTCCTGTTTTTGTTGAAGAAATGTATCAAAACGCTTTAAATTATGCATATAATAAAGGTTATATTCGTGGATTAAGTTGTGATTTAATATCATTACCTGATGCTAGAACTGAAAATCCATCTTCAATTGGTTTTAATGTTGAAAAATATCAATCACCTGAAACACCTTATTTTGTTTCTGAATTAAGAGGTAATAAAGTTTATAAATTATTTAAATTTATTTCAATATCTGATGGTAATGCTGCAAATACAGAAGTTAAGGTTTCAATTGCAAATTTATCATTTAACAATATGACTTTTGATGTATTGGTAAGAAACTTCTATGACACAGATACTAATCCTGTTGTTATTGAAAAATTCACTAATTGTACTATGGACCCAGGTTCAAATAGTTATATCGGTGTTAAGATTGGTACTTCTAATGGCCAATATGCTTTATTATCCAAGTATATTATGGTTGAGTTTGCAGATGAAGCTCCAATAGATGCAATACCTTGTGGATTCTATGGTTATACTCAAAGAGTATATGAACAACCGACATATCCATCACCAGTACCAGTATTTAAAACAAAATACTACTATCCGGGTGAAACAGTTTATAACCCACCATTTGGAACATCTTCAGGTGGTTCAAATACAACTACATCAAACGGAGATGTTGTTAGAAGAACTTATTTAGGGTTTTCAAGTCA